GTAGTCCTTCTTGGCCCGGCGACGGTTGCGCCTTGCCTCGCGGATGGCGTCAGTGTCGTCGGGGTGATCTTCGTCCCCGCCGTCATCATTGGCGTCCGACCGGGAGGTGGGGCCGGCGTCTTGATCCTGATCGTCGCTCTCAGGATTCTGGAGATCAGCCGGAAGCTGAACGACGGCCGAGCCGTCCTTTTCCTCAACGACGGAAATCTCTTCGTTTTGCGTCTTGTCTGTAGTCACAGGAAGGCCCTCATCGCAAGTGGATCACCAGTGAGCTTTGCAATCACCTCGTGATCATTCAGAACCATGAACAGTGCCGGATCTTCAAAATCGTCATCGCCGGGGACTTTTACTTCCCAGCGATCACCGCCCCACTTGGGGACGCGGATGTAGTCGCCTACAGAGCACCAAGACCCCTCTGGCCATGCCTGCATCGTGTCCCGATGCTTAAATGCCAGCGGACCGATCTCGACGACCTTGGCCACCATGTTCTGCCACTTTTCGGTTTCTTTAGTCTCTTCAACCAAAATAATCCCTGCGCTTGTTGCCTTCTTTTTGGTGCGGCGCAATTGCACGAGAATGCGTCCGCCAAGAGGTTTAGCACCGGGGTCTACGCTCGGAAAAGCCCAAGCCAACTCAGCTTCGTCAAAAGCTACCGGTTCACTCATGTTCATCGTCTTCCTTCATCAGGTTGTTCAGGATGTCAAGGGCCTCCTGTAAGCCCGCGAAATGTCCGACCATGCGGTGGTAAGCCTCCCAGTTCGCCGCATTACCAGCAGCGAGGGACGCGGCTATTTCAGCCTGCCTAGACTTGATGCCACCAATCAGGTCGCCGATGGTTTTCATTTTTTCTTCGCTTGTTGCAGACCTCCTTGTGGTTTGGAGCCGGTTTGGCCCTTGGGTTGCATGCTTGAGCCGTCAAGTTTCTCGCCCATTGCGATACGCTTGTGCTGGGGCACGTTGATACCTTTTTGCTCTTGGTCACTCGTAGCCATATTGGCCTCCTTGGGGTTGAACAGCCTTGACCTGCTCGAAATTGAGCTTGGCCGCATCTCGCGTGAGGCGGGCTGATTCGATGCGTTCCTTCATCTCGTTGTCGCCTTTGGCAATCGCCAGCTTCAACTCCATCTCTTCCATCTCGCGCTGCTGGCGCTGCTGGAGCTCTTGCATGTCCATCTGGATCTTGGCCGCCAACTCCTTGTCCTTGAGTTGCATCTCGGCCTGATCGCGGGCCTGCCGGCGCTGAGTCTCGGCCATGCTGGTGTCGAGCAAAACCTTGGCCTCGGGCGGCAGTTGGGGCTGCTGCTTGAACTGCTGCAAGCTCTGCATGAGTTGCTGCACGACCGGCAAAATCCCCTGGAGGGTCTGCTCTGCATCCATCTCGACATGCTGCGATGCAGCACCGAACATGCGGTCGATGATCTTCGGATCGTTGTGCAACTCGTACTCGGGCAGCTTGTCCCCCGCGGCCTTCTGGACGTAGCCGTTCATGCGGTTGAGATACCACAGCACGATGTGCTGCTTGATGTGCTCAATCGCCTTGGGCAGGTACGTCGGCGCGATCATCGGGTTGGAGCCGAAAATCGGGCTCTTGGCGAAGTCCAAATGGGTCTGGATGTGGCCCAGGTGATCCTGCTCGGGGTAGGCAAAGGCCGCCTGCCCGATGGACAGAGCGACGTTCTCGTTGGCAGCGTCCTGCTTGACCGGAGCGGGAACGTCGATCATCAATTCGTTGATGCCGGGCACCTTAATCTGCTTGAGGAACCGCTGTATCACCGCCCTCTTGTTGAAAATGTCGGGGTTCTTGTCCATGATGGCCATAACCGCCTGGGTCTGGGCCATCCGCTGGGTTTCGCTGAAGATGTGCGGGTCGGACACCGGGATCACGTCGGTGATCCGCATGAAATCCTCGCGCTTGATGTCCAAATCCTCGATGATCTCGCCGCGCTGCATGTCGTCGAGATACCAGCGGTTGATCCGGCTCAAAACTCGCAGCACACGGCCCTGGGACTCGTGCAATCTGGCGTGAATGGCCGAGAAAACCGCTGCGCCCTGCTCGATCAGCGCCTGGGTGGTGCCGACCGGCGTGTTTTGGCCGACATCGGCGATCTTTTCCTCGGCTGTGGTCACCACACCCTTGGCTGCGTTGGTCAGCCAGCCCAAAAGCTGAAACAAAACCGGCGAGGGCGGGTTGAACGGCATGGGCATGGCCAGCTTGCGCACGTCATCGACGCCAGGAGCGCCCTCAATCTCCACCACCTGGGTGACTTCGACCTCTTGGGACTGCCCGGAAATCTTGCCGCCCTTGAGCTTCAGGAGCGTTGCAGCGTTGTTGATGTGGGCAGAGTCCAGCAAGGCCCTCAGAGAGCCCGTAAGGGCCGCAGAGAGGCCTCCAATAAGCTGCGGCAGGCCAACGGCGTAGGCTCCACGCCAGGGAATGAACTTGAACTCAATGACCCAGTCCAATTTGGTCATCGTGTCGTCGCCTTCTTCCCAATTGCGGTACAGGCCGAGCACTTCTGACGACAAATCGTCGATCATCAGGATGTACGGGGCGCTCTCGCCCTTCGTAATCGGGTCGTCGTCGAGTTCCAGCCATGTGTAGACGTGATAAACCCGGCGCAGGCCGTCCTCGTTCTCGTTCGGGGACTTGCCTTCAATCTTGTTGGTGGCCTTTTGGGACGCGGTTGGCTCCGGATCCATCGTGGCACGGGTCAAGGCGGTGTCTTTGTACAGCCCCGACTCGATCCGGCGCTTGAATTCCCACTCGGAGATGTCATCGACCTCAGTAAACCGTTGGGCGGTATAGAAGTTGGCCGACGCAAATGGCAAAAGCACGTTGTCGATAGGCAAAAACTGCGCACAGGGGCGCTTTTTCTTCTCGTCGTACCAGAGCTTGAGGTACTGCGAGCCGCCCAAAGGCAGTTGGGTGAGCAATTGCTCCTGCTCGTCGCGGAATTCCTCGATCTGCTCGGTCAACTGCCAGTTCATGTAGTCGCGTTTGCGCTCGGCAGATGCGCTCTTGTCCTCGGTCACGTCGCCCAAAATCTTGGTTTTGGTCGGGCCGTCCGGCGGGAACATCTCTTTGATGGCTCTGGCAGCGAAATCGATGCAGGCCTCGGCCATTACGGGGTGGACAACCTTTGATGCGCCCTGGAAATTGGCTCCCCCAGGCGCGTCATTGCCCATGCCGGTGCGCTTGATGCCCTCTTCGTACTGCTTGTCGCGCTGCTTGCGGGCCTCTTTGTCCTTCTCGACCAGTTCGATGTAGCGCAAGGCCATCTTGTCGAGGTCAATCGGGCTGATGATGTCGTTGTCAGCGAGGTTGGCGTAGAAGTCTTGGTCTTCCATCGGCCCCTTGCTGTCCATGCGGACGATGGCCGAGCCGTCTGGAAGCTCTTCAATCTCTGCGTCTTCCATCGGCATGTCAACGACAACGCCTTGCTCATCGTCTTGATCCTGAGGCTCGCCTCCAATGAAGCGGCCAAACTCGGGATCGATGGGGAATTCTGTAGCCATAGGTCAAACCTTTTCAAGAACGGATAGGCCGCTAACCGAGCCGCCATCTGCATAGCCCCGCTTTTGCAGGTAGGTGAGGTATTCGTCGGTGATGAGTTGAGATGGCAGTCCTTTGCCCCTCTCGCCCATTGTCCACTCATAGTAGCCGGGCTTGCGACCACGCTCGTTCACCATGCGCTCAGTGAAGTCTCGCATCGCAATCTCTCCAGGGGCCGGGCGGAACACCATGCCCATGTCCTGGCCCTCAAGCAAAACGGGGAAGCCAGGGTGCAAGTCGGGGCGAACCTGCATGCCGCCGCTGAACTGGAAAAGCCTCGGGCCCACTGCGAACGTCGGCACATCCCCGCCGTGCTCTGGATGCAGCAGCATCGGCTCAGTCTCGCGCTTGAGAACGTCCGTAGGCTTGAAGATCACGCCCTTGCCGCTCTTCTCGCCGCCAAGCGGCACGCCACCCTTGCTGGGAGGCAGGCCCTGGCCAAGCATCACATCTGCCAAGGCGGTGCGCCTGTCAAAGGTGTCTGCCTTCTGCCAAATCTTCGGGTCGCGGATGTCAGCACCCTCGCCAAAGGTCACGGAGAGATTCTTGTTGATCTTGTCTTCAAGCTCTTTTGACAGTTTGCCCTGCTTCATGGCGTCAACGAATCCGGAACGCAGCTTGTTGAACACAATCGGGTTGCTCTTAAGCTGATCCTCGGAACCGAGAAGGGTTGACCAGTACGTCAGGTCGTCAGACTGATTGATCAGGCCGCTGCCGGTTGATTTTTTGCCCACGCCCCAGACGAGATCTTGATAGAAGGGATCGACCTGAGACAGGCCAGGGAACATGGCCCCGCCGATGTTGCCGCCGCCGACTCGGGTGCGGTCAGACTGGGTCACCTTGACCTTGCCCTTGCCTTCGACGTTGAGTTTGCCGAGGGCCTCGGACATCTTCATCGGCTCGGTTGCCTTTGCAACGTCAGCGGCCATGCGACCAGCAGCAGCCCTTTGCGCTGCGGTGGCTGCATCTTCGGCCTTTGACCCACCGCCGAGCAGGTTCTTGAGGGTCTTGATCGCCCCTCCTGCCTGCATCTTGACTTCACCGCCGGCCCGATTGCCGGTCTCTTTCCTCAACTGCTCAATGTTCTCAGGAGTGACGTTGATCTGCTTGGCTTTCCATTCTTCAAAACTCGGCAAATCCTTCGTTGGTATATGTGCCGTTTCTTTTTGATACCGAGCTTGTTCAGCGACCTTGTCAACGAATTCTTTTCTCACGCCCTTTAATTTGGACATGGCCTCTGTGGCAATTTTTGACAAACCACCACCTGATAGATTGACCTCGCCGCCGGCCTTCTGAATGCCCTTGTAGTCCGGGTGCATCACGCTAAAGCCAAGCTGGTCAGGGGCGCTGCCCAGCAGGCCCATCACAGCAGCGTAGGTGCGTGGATCTGCCAGGGTGTTGACATCCGCTTCCTTGGCTCGCTTGACAGCGCCCTGGTACTTCTTGCCGGTGGTGTAGCGGCCAAAGGCTGCTCCGCCATCAGCCATCTTCACTTCTCCGCCTTCCTTCTTGCGCTCAAGGATGGTCAGCGCATCCTCTTCGCCTGGGAACACCACGAAGTTGCTGGTTCCCTTACCTGCATCCCTGCTGCTCGCGTCAAGGTATCTGATGCCTGGGATGCCGTAGCCCCTCAGAGCCTCGCTGGTGCCGATCTGATAGTTCTCTGGATCAAACAGTTCAGGGCGGTAGCCCTCATCGCGCATGATCATGCGGTGCAGGTCTTTGCCGGTGATGCTGCTGTCAATGCTGCCGGACTCCTTGCGAACCTGATCAACATATTTCTCCCAGTCAACATTATTGGAGTAGTCAACCGGGTCACCTCCGGTCATCTCTGCCCACTCATCGGCCTCCTGGCGCAAGCGCATATCGGCGACCTTCTCGGCCTCCCTCTGGCTCATGCCGACCTCGTAGTCTGTTCCCTTGAGGGCTTTGATCACTTCGGGCTGCTGGCTCAGGGGCTTGTCCCAGTCCAGCATCCGAGCGATCTTTTCGTCGGGGAGGTCTACGGTGTAGACATGACCGGCACGCTCTGGGCGTACAGCACCGCTTTCCAGCAAATCCGCAAGATGATTTGCATGAGCCTTCAAATTTGGATCTTTATCGTAACCGCCCCTCAATGTCTTGATGGCAGAGGCGACATCGTTGTTCAAACCCAATGCACCCTTCATCACGGCGACGGGGTCTTCAAACCCAAAAGGCATTAACTTTGTCGCGCTCTCTCTTACTGCATCGTCAGCAAATGTCAGCTTATTGCCTGCAAGGGCTCTTCGGTAATCCTCCGCAACTCCAGGCGCTTCAGCCAAATACAGCCCATGCCCGTAAGCCTGCGCCCCTTCGCCAGTGCCGATCTTGCTGGCATCAAATCGGTCGAACTTGTGCGGGGAGCCGTGGTACACGGTCAGCGGGGAAACGGTCTGACCAGCAGACTGCACGAAGTCTCGGCCAGCCCTCACCGCGGCCCTTGGCACAGCCATCATAGCCCTGGCACCAGACAGCGGCCCGGTGTATGCCCCGCCAGCCAACTGGCCTGCCCCAGTGAACAACTGCCCCGCGGGAGTCTGGCTTGCCCCTCGGAATGGCAGGCGCTTCTCAATGTCCGAGGATGTCGGCAGGATCGTTGGGGAATCCTTGCCGGTGATCAGTTCATACGGCAGGCGGGCGATGGACTCGATATCCCCAGGCAGGCCCAAGGTGCCGGACACCAGACCACGGGCGACTGCCACCGGGATGTTGGCTGCTGCCTCGCGGTCGTTCTGCGACTCCGGTCTGCGGCCAGCACTGCGGTAGCGAGGGGGAACGAACTCATTGAGCGGGTCACCGCCAGCAGTGCGAAAGCGCGGATCAAGCGGTTCGCCGCCCTTCTTCATGTGGACTTCGCCGCCCTTGGCCTTGCTCAACTTGACGCCCTGGACGTCAGAGCCCTTGGGCGCGACAAACAGCTTCTCGTACACGTCGTGCGGCTCACTGCGGCCAACACGAACTCGACCGACAACGTCGCCGACGCCGAACAGGTCGCCACGACTCCTTGGCCGAAGCGTGGGGTTCGCACCCGTGCCGGTGTTCCAAAGCTCCGCGGGACTTGCGTACTCTGTGGCCAAGCCGTACTTGTGACCAACATCGCCCTTCTCGATGGTTGCCAGGAAGTTTAGGTCGTTGAGCAGCGGGTCGCCGCCCTCCGGCTTGAACAAACCCTTGCGAACCAAGTTGCTTCTGGTAAACGATCCGGTCTTCGGATCAATGCGCTCGATGCCCGACTCGCCCTTTGCCGACATCATTGGCCGGTTGGTCTTTGGGTCAATGACCACGCCAAGCTCGTTCATGATGCGGGAGTCAAGCACCTCGCCAGTGCGCGGGTCAACGAACGCACCCGATGGAAAGTCCTCGCGCCGAAGACCAGTGCGCTCAAGCACGCGCTCGACCATCTTCTGCTGGTGCGGGAACTTGTCAGGCTGCAAGAACCAGCGGTTCGGCATGGGGATGATAGGCGAACGCTCCTCTTCGCCCATCTTGGACACCATGCTGCCAACCTCACCCAGGGAAGTCTTGGCGGCGTCATCGGCCTTCTGCGTCCCTTTGAGGGCCTTGGCCAGCTTGGCGATACCGCCGGCCTGGAGGTTGCGCTCCTTGCCGCCCTGGGCGACTGCGCGGGCGGCCTGCTCGACAGTGGCACCCTTGTTCACGAGCGCGACCATCTTGTTGAGTGTGCCGATGTCCTGACCGAGGCCGTGCTTTTGAGCGGCCAGCACAAAGTCGTTGCCGTCTATTTGAGCGGCCCTGCTGACTCCGCCGCCCTCTGCGAACTTCTTGACCTTCTTGGCCCAAACATGCTCGCGGCCCTTGTAGCTCAGGGGAACATCACCACCGGCATCCGCCCACTCTTTGAGAGATTTCGCGGACGAGCGATTCTTGGCTATCGCCTCAAGTTTTGCAATCGCGCCGGTTTTAGCCATGCCCAGACCCCTTCACAGTGCCGACATCATAAACGCCGGGGCTTGTCAAGTCCACCCTTGAGGCAAGCCAGTGATCAACCGCAGCGTGTGCCCACTTCTCAATGGTGTCTGACCTCATGCCCGGATCAACCAGCAACTCAAGCCGGTTCTCGCACTGGCTCACTTTGGCGAACTTCACGCCCTCAGTTGCGGACACGTTGATCATTGGACATCCCTCCTGTGCTTGCAGCCCTGGCATCGCTCGTCAGCCTTGCCCAGGTCGGTCAGCGTGTACTGGCACTCCTCGGCCATCTTGAACGGCACGGTGATCAGCTTCGCAATGCGCTGCACCCCGTCAACCCACCAGCCGTCCTGGGCGAAGTGGCTGCGCTTGAACGCCGGGCGGTTGTGGCAGCCGTAGGTCATGAAGGCTTCCTCGCGCCGCTCTCGAACGCCTCCCGGCCATCTGCGCTTTGGTGCGTGGCCACCCAATGCTCGTGGTCGAGGTACGGCTCGCACCAGCAATCGGACGAGAGCTCGTGCTCGTGCGTGTCGTCAATCGGCAGGACGTGGGTCACCAGACCGCCCGAGTCGGTCACGCCAGTGATGGACATCCATGACGCTTCAGACTGCATACGGGTTAACCCTACGCTGCCTGCCGGTGTCGGCGTAATCCTCGTCGTCCCAGTCATCGCGGGGAGGCGGGTCGATCTCAAGCCAGCCGGCGTCACGCAGATACCGCAGGGCCTGGGTGCAGGCATCGACGTAGTCGTCGTGCGTAGTCTCGGGGAACGAGCAGATCTGGCTCACGAACCCCTCGGCCCAGTCCTTGACGTAGCCCTTCCTGGCGTCCGACTCGGGGATCCAGACCCGGCCACGGGCGATGATGTTGGAGACGATGTTCAGGCGCTGCACCTTGTCAGCCTTGCCTGGGTTGTAGGCGCGAATGGGCAGGTGCGCCCGCTGCAAGTCCTGAATCAGGCTGATGCCGGCGCTCTTGTCCTCGATCAGCAGCAGATCGACCCGCTTCTTGTCCTTGCCCTCGCCGAAGACGGTCTCGTACTCCTCGATGACCTTGGGGCGCAGATCCGGGTACTGCATTCGCTCTTGCCAGCAGTCGATCACCATCGCGCTCATCGGGCCGTCCAGGGGCTTGAACACGCCGAACGTGATGCAGGCGGTCGGGTCGTTCTGCACCTTCTCGCTGGTGGCCACGTCGTAGGACTGGAGGATGTACTCGAACTTCGGGAAGGCCCGCCCGGCAGGCCAGAGCTTGAACATGTCCCGGCTGACGATGCCGCCCTCCTCGGGGTCGATGATCTCGGCGTAGATCTCCTGGCGGCCCAGGGTCGTGCCCTCATATTGAAGGATCTGCTTCCTGAAGTTGTCCGACAGGTTCGCAAGATTGGCGTAGGTCGAGGCGGTCGTCAGCACCACGTCGTCGCCCTCCCGGCCCACAAGCTCGACGATCAAATCCTTGGGTTTCGGGGTTGTGGTGCAAATGATACGGGTGCGGGTGCCTAGGCGGACGCCGAACATGATCTGGTCCCATGCGTCCTGAAGATAGTCCCAGGCCGCAAGCTCGTCGCACCAAGCGCCATGAAACTGCGGGCCCCGGAAACGCTCGGGCTCCGACGCCGGGATGCCCTTGATCAAGCTCCCATTGATCAGCTTGAGCTCGTGGAGGGCCTTGTTGTAGTCGGCGATCAGGGCCGACGGGATCACTGTCATGAGGCCGGAGTCGCCCTCAAAGCAGGTGGAGCGGACGTCGCTCGATGTCGGGGCGGCCACCAGCCAGCGGGTGCCGGGGTTCTCCCAAGCCCACCAGCCGATCTGCTCTGCGGCAGTCCGGGTCTTGCCGGCACCGCGGCCAGCGAGCATCAGCCAGATCGACCACCAGTCCCCGTGCGGCAGCACCTGATGCTTGTGCTGGGCCTGGAACCAGTTCATGCGCCATGCCCAGGCAAGCCTTACCTCCGGCTTTACCGCCTTGAGACTCGCCTGCACCTGGGGGTCGGCGAGGATCTCGGCTACGTCAGTCATCGACTTGCTTCTTGAGCTCGACGTTCTTGAGCATCGCCGAAAGCAGGTTCTCAGCCTGCACCTCGGCCTCGACCTTGATCGGGTTGTCCGCATCCCCGGCCAGGGCCACCCGCTCCCCGTACTTCTTGGGCTTGAGCTTCATGGCCGTCCACTTCCTGGCGTCGATCCGGTTCTTCTGCCATTGAAGGAAGGCCCCGTCCAGCTTGTGCTCGATCAACTCCCCGGTGCGGCGGTCGATCACCGGGATGATCTCGGGCTGCTCGTCGGCGATGGCGATGATCTCGTCGGCCAGGGTGTCAGCCTGCTCTTCCCGTGCGCGAGTGTATTGGTCAGCAAAGTCGGGCTTGTTGAGCAGCCACTCATAGATCGTAGTCCGCTCTGGCATCCCCTCCGTCTTTACGATCTCCCTCAGGCTCTCCCCTTCTGCTATTCGCAGGCAGATGAGGCTTGCCATCTGTTGGGTGTACATCGTTGGCCTGCCCATCTTCTTCTTTGCGGGCTCCTGGGCGATTTGCGGCTCTGGGGCTACCTTACCCTTAGCCCGCGGCTTTTCGGCCTTCTGAGGGGCCTCTAGGGGCTTGCGCGGCATGGTCAGAAGCAGTTGGTCGTGCAGTTTCCGCCGTAGCAGCACGTCGTGCATGTCACCATACGGCTACCGCTGAAGATCGTATGCGTAGAGCATTGAGCCCAAGCACCGGTCGTTACGAGTGCAATGCCGAAAGCGGCAAGAATCCTTTTCACCATTTCTCTCTCCTTGAGGTTTGATGTTTCCCGGCGGTTCACCGGTCGAAACCGAATCGGTTTCTCTTCGCTTTCGTTTCGCTGTTGACTCGCTTGATTGTTGGTGCGGACTACTACCCTACCGGCGCATGCGCTCTCGGAGCTTCGCCCGCCTTGCCATTTTAACCGATTTCGACTGCCGGTGGTGGAATTCTGAGCATAGCAAGCCCATACCGTGAGACACGGGCCCGCTTTCCTGCCGTATGGAGCCATTCCTCGACAGCATCCCAGACTTCTTTCAACCGCCCGGCTCTGGGATTCGCCCACCGCCCCCGCTCTGGCTTGCTCGTGTCACGGGGTTTCGCATTCATCACCACCGACGTACCGCATGATGTGCGGTTACCACTGGAAACAAAAAAGCCGTTTACTGCTGCTCCCGGTAGGAACCCTTGTTTGACCAAGGGCAGGAGCATGAGTAAACGGCCTTCATCTGTCGCTTCCTACGGCAACGGAGCGAAGTATACGCCCGACTCAACGTGTGTCAACAGATGCTACGAAGTATTTTTATAACCGATTCGCTTTCGACTGGGTTTCGATTCGGTTACAAAAAGCACGCAAGAAGGACTGCACCGAAGAACGATACGGCTGCCAGCACTTCCCAGATCAGTCCTTCTTCACCGTTTTTCACAATTGAACTCCTTTCGGATAAGGTCAGCAGAATAGAACGGCTCGGCTTCGTATGCGATCTCGGCGCAGCGGTCTGCGACAAGAGCGGCGAAGCGTTCAAGGCGAGTGTGGAAAGCGGGTGTCGGTATGCGGTATTCGCCAGCGTCCTCGCCGTATGCAACAAAACCAACCTCCCGCGCCATTGCAATGATGTCATTTGTGTGTTTCATAGTATCCCTCCTTGAGTATCACGGCGTCTGAATATTCGTCCTGGAACCATGTCCACATCTGAGCGCGTTGGTCCTTTGCCTTGACCCAGCGGAACAAATATTCCCAACTTGTTACCTCGTCATCCATGTCATAGAACTGTTCGGCTCGCAGGCGGTACGTGGCAATCACAGTGTTAAGTTCAAGGTAGTGCAGCAGCGCCTGTAGCTTGTCTTTGTGTGTTCTCATTTCAAAAACCCCACGATCTGCTCGTACACGCCGTTGCGGGCGCTGTTGTCTGTCTCGTACTTGTTCCATCCTGCGTAGCGCATCTCTGTCTCTGCTTGGCGCAGTAGTTCAAGCGCACGATCACGCTCCTCAGACAATTCCTTCATCACCTCAATGACCGCTTGCTCGTGCTTGAGCAAGATGGCGCGGATCATCTCCATCGGCGTTTCAATCATGGCAACCGCTGCGGCTTTGACTTTCTCATCGTCTGTCTTTGCCTTGGCAACGGCTTCCGCGTGTAGTTTGCTCAACGGCTTCATGATGCATACCCATCCGTAATGACTTTGTTCTTCGCCTCCTCCAGCGCACCGATCAGGGTAAGCCGGTCAGGCACTGTCGATGTCTTGATCTTGAACTGGCCCCGGTCTTTCCAGAAGCACAGCACGATCACAGAGTCTGGCTGCTCATCGGCAGCCTCGTTCAGCACCGCCTTGGCCTGCACCTTGTGGTGATCAGGGATGGTCAAGGTTTTGAGTTTGCTCATTCTTGCCCCCTCGCTCGGATGGCGGCGGCAGCTTCACAGGCAAAGCGATGCCAGTCATACGATGGACTGGCCTCCACCACCTTCGCACACGCCTCGCGCTCGGCCAGCACTGCTTCTTGCTGTGCTGCGGATTGGGCAAAATAGCCCCCGTCTTTTCGAAGCCAGCCAACCCCATCCTGCTCCTGCTTCTCAGCCTGCTCGATGGCGGCGCGGAGGGCGGCGATGGCTGCACGGATGTCGTCGTGATAAAGCCGCATACCGGGATAAGCCAACCCAATCTCCAACTTGTCAGCAGCCAGCTTCATTGCTTTAATGCTCATTCCAAAGCCCTCCACTTACTTTTCGGTTCGTTCGCCCGCTGGACGTAAAAATGCACCAAGAAGTTAAAGGTCTGGGTGTACGTCATGCGCACGCCCGTGTCGCGCTCAAGCCTGTCGCGGATCTTGTCGATGTCTTGCGACACCGGCAGCGTGATGCGCTTGGCATCAGTACGGCGCTTGCTCATAGTCG